CTAGTCTTTCTTGTAGGTAAGGTGCTGCGCTTAGATGATCTGCATGAACATGTGTTTCAAGGATCCACTCTACAGTCAATCCTTTCATTTCAATATATTGGATGATATTGTCTGCGTTGGCAGTGTTAGTTCTGCCACTAGCGTAATCAAAGTCTAGTACGCTATCAATAATAGCGCACTGTTTTGAGTCGTCTATTACGACATAACTAACTGTGTTAGTTGCGGGATCAAAAAAGTCTTGTATCTTCATACAAATATTTATACACTACCATTTGGGCATTGTAGATATTTTCTTTTGACTTTGTACTGCTTCCATTAATCTGCGTAGTGTGTGTGTTTTGTCACTTGGATCGTTGTAGCCGTTTTTGCTGCGCCATTGCGTGGTGTTACTGCACTGCTTTGAAAATTCTCGGTGTAGTAGTCGGTCTAAGTAATCTAAATCGCTTTCACTCAGCTGCGATATTTTTGAAGTAACCATTTTGTCTTTTTCTCCAAGCTTCTTCAAATTGTGCTTCATAGTCGTACAAGGGTGCGCCGTTACTTCCATCGGTCCAAAGGCGTTTGAAATAACCATCTGCACTAGATACTACTGTTTCGGGGGTGGCGTCAAGGTGTCCCTTAACCATGTAAAATAATCTGTATTCTTCTTTAAGATCGTTTCTTAACATACTGTATTTACAATGTAACAAAATTATAACGCTAACATCACCTGAAAACGGAGAAATAAGATTTAGCATCGTCTGGAATAACTTTGCTAGGTCTTAGTTTTCCTGCAAGAGTAAAAGTTTTAAACCAGTCTTTGATTTTATAAAGTTTTGTTGCTTCTCGTCTTGCTAGTTTTTCAAGTTCGTGCGTCGGTTCTGTAACAACTAGATCTACTGCTTCCATGTCAGGTGTAATAAAGGTTACCATTGCAAGTGGATCACCTTTCTTGATAATATACTCTTTGTTTGGATCAGGATTTGTAAAAAATGTATAGTGCCAAGCTCTTAACCAATTATAGATATCCATCATACCCAACATCATGTTTGGTAATGGACTGTTAGGATGCGGCCAAAACATAACTTTTGTTCCTGGAGTATCGCAAGCAAACATTATGTCTGCTGCAATCATCTGCACACAGCCGCTTTCGTATATTACACTTTGATGTACAGCTTCTGAATTCCTAACATGATAGTCTTGGTCTATACCTGTGTCTTTTACATGAAAGGATACAGTGTCATCTTCTAGTATTTTAAATCTAAAATCTAATGGGCTGATATATTCAAATGTATTTTGTCTTGCGATTTTTGTAATAGGACATATGCTTGCTCCGTCGGTAATTCCTCCATACAGAGCTTTTGATGTTACCTTACGCAACATTGGATGCAGTAGATCAGAATTAGGATAACGCCACTCCCCTGCACAAGGAGCAACTACAGCTACCTTAATTTTTTTCATTACATTTCGTTTTTACGTTCTTGTATTTCGCGTCTGCGATCTTTTGTCAACTTGCCTAAGTCACCTAGAGCTTTACGTGCTCTAGCTGCTGCGGCTTTAACATTCTTTGTTTCAAATGTTTCTGATTCTTTTATATACGTGTTAAAAGCAAACACTATTTCATCGTGTAGTGTTTTATCCATCTTGTTCTCCTGTGACGAGCTCATAAATCTCTTTCCATTTATGCACACGAATTGCATCACCATTATAGTTTTTATTGTGTGTATGATCAATTAGTATACTTTTTAGCCCTGCTTTCAAACCTACGTCTGCATTTTCGGGTTTATCTTCTACCCACCAACATTCAGTATCTCGATACTTGTCTAGAGCTTCATCTTTATCTGCGCCTGTATCCAGATAAACATACTTCTCAAACGCTGTATCTCCAAATAATTCTCTTAGGTTTTTTGTACGGAGATGACAAGCGTATTGATCAGTGCTTAGACTTGTTATTGCATGAAAAATAAAACCGTGTTCTTGATGAAGTTTCTTTACATATTTGATTGCATCACGTAAAGGAGGAAGTTTCCTAATAGTTGCACTTTCATTAAACATACGACATAACTTATTGCCTTCTTCTCTCGACAGGCCATATTTTACATCCATTTTATAATTATCAGGTGCAACAATATCATAACCGTGTCGTTGCATCCATTGTCCGAAAGCGTATTCCCAATCTAGTAATACACCATCACAATCTGTTAGTATAACTTTATCTTTCATCTAAGCCTCATAGGTTGCCTTATAATGATAGTATAATGTCTTTATTGTTGTTTGTCAACCGAAATTATGCATATCCTGCAGAACTCATTGTTGATGCTGCCCAACTTGGTTGAGGCCTATTCCAAGTACGCTTTGGACCTAAATCAATGTGCATAAAACTATTATAAAGTCCTATACCTTGTGCACCTGATTCAATTGCTGCTGCTAACATACGTTGTCTGTCTGCGCCTTGAGATCCTATGTACTGTAGATCCATTGCTTTGCCGTACATGTGTTTGCTGCTGGTTGCGCCACCACATGATTCATTCTTTGCTCTACTTCTATATCCGCTATTGCACTGTAGAGTAACACCCAGTTTCACACTCATTCGCCTTGCAATTTCGTAGATGGCTGGATCAACTCTACTATCTCGACCTGGCAAGAAGTTTATGTAGTCATTGTTAGGATTTTCAGGAAAAGTATTCCAGTCTGGATGTGCTCCTTCAGCGCCTGGCGGAGGACTTTGCACAATGCCTAATTGTGAAGGTTGAAAGTTACTTGTACCACTAACAGATCCGCCTTCGCCGCCGCCAAATGACTCTACATATTCTTGTGTATCAGGTCTTACTCCACGAGCTAGATCAGCCTGTGCTTCGTCGGATATTTGTTGCTGCTGTTCTTCTGGAATGTCAATACTCGCATAACCTAATAAGCCTGCAATGTCTAGCGATGCGTTACCTGCATTACTGCCGCCTTCATCTAGCCACATAGTAGCATCGTTTTCTATCATACGGTTAGGACCTGGATCACCTATGTGTGATATATCATTATCTCTATCATTTACTCTAATTACTCTAGGCATTTATATTCCTTAATACTGAGAAAATCTCGATTGTATTTGTGCAACAAATTCGTTAATCAATTTAACCTGTTGGTTAATTAATTTTTCGTTATCATGATTGTCAATTTTATTCAATAAATCAACTACATCGTCATCAGTTACTGATGTAGAATATCCATCAAGGAATCCGCCTTGCAAAATTTCTTTCCAAAGATATGCAAAGTAAAGTTGACCATAAGGCTGTGTTACTCTTATGCCATCACCTATAGATCTAGGATCGCCTGCTTCTTTTAGTGCATCAATATTAGCATCTATAGTTGTAATTTTTTCTGCTACTGTTGTACTATTAGTAGCAATAGTTTCCATTGCAGTTGCAATACGATCAAAGTATCCTGAGTAATCAATTTCGATAGAAATAGGTTCTGTATTACTTACGTTTTCAGCAACTACTACAGTTTCAGTTTGTCCTGATTCTCCTGTAATTGTGCTTTCTGTTATTGTAACTGCCATTTATTTCTCCTAGGCCATTTGGATGCCGGTGGTGCTACTTACATATTGTTTGGCCATTTCGCCATCTGTTTTATGCACAAACATCATACTATTTTTATTTAGTTTGACTTTTGCATCAGGATTAATTGTAAATGCAAATGGACCTAATCCAATGCCTTGTCCTGTAGCCATAATAGCCATAGGTTTTTGAACTGTAATTGTTGTTGCATCTTCTTCTACAAAGCGAGCAACAATCTCTTCGCCTGCTGTTGTTTTAATTGTGATGGTATCAGTTGCTTTGTAGGGTGTTTCAATAATCATAAAGTGTGACCTGTTCCTGTGTAATTTGTTTCTTCGATATATTTTGTAAACTGCTCGTAACCGCCTACCTTGAGACCATTGACTACAATTTGTGGAAATGTTCGTGCTTCTGGAAACTCTGTCAGCACTTCTTCTCTGTTAAAGTCTTTTCCAAGTTCTAGGTATTCAAACTGATATCCACGCTGTTCGCATAGTGCTTTTGCTTTAGTGCATGATGGACATGCTGGCTTTCCCCATATATAAATCATAAACTAAATCCTTTAAATGTATCTGCACCTACATCCTGTTTTGTGCCTCCTTGCACATAACTAGTGATTTCAGTTTCCTGAGGTGCAACCTGTACTTCTGCTCCTGAGATCCATTTCTGTGTCCAAGGAAGCGGATTGTTCTTTACACTGTACGGTGACTTTAGATTTACATTAGTCATTCGACGTGTGCAAATGAATTCAATATATTCGCTTAGAAGTTGTGTGTTAAGTCCGATCATAGATCCATCCTTGAACAAATACTCTGCCCAAGCCTTTTCTTGATCAACTGCATCAACAAACATCTGGATGCATTCTGCTTCTGTTTCTTCAGCAATCTTAACAAAGTCAGGATCGTCTTTCTTTAGAAGTTTTAGCAACATTTGTGTTGATGCAAGATGTAGGTTTTCATCACGAGCGATTAGTTTGATAATCTTCGCATTACCTTCCATCTTCTTAAGTTCTGCAAATGCCCATGAGCAAGCAAAACTTACATAGAAACGCACACCTTCTAAAATATTAACACTCATAAGAGTTAGCCATAGTCTTTTCTTTAGTTCATAAAGATCAACTGTAACTTTTTTACCATTTACTGTGTGTGTTCCTTCGCCTAGTAGATTATAATAAGCTGACATTTCAATTAGTTCATCATAGTATTTTGAAATGTCTCCTGCACAATCTACAATCTCTTCAATATCCATTAGCTCATCAAACACTTTGCTGGGATTTGAATATACATTGCGGATGATATGTGTATATGAACGTGAGTGAATTGTTTCACTAAAGGTCCATGTTTGAATCCAGTTTTCAATTTCTGGTAACGATACAACAGGAGCAAATGCTTCTACTGGTGCTCGTCCTTGTACTGAGTCAAGCAGGATTTGACGCTTTAGATTTGACGTAAAGATGTGCTGTTCGTGTGCTGTCAAACCTTTGAAGTCTTTTGCATCTTGATAGATATCAACTTCTTCTGGACGCCAAAAGAAACCTAGCTGTTTGTCTGTTAGCTGATCAAACTGCTTGTATTTTAGTGTGTCGTAACGTTGGATTGTAGGCCCTCCGCTTGGGTCTAAGAAAGCTGTAACTTTCGTATGGTCGACCCTATTTTCTACGTCAAAAACGCTCATGTGTGTATCCTTTTTTAAATTATAATTGAATATAACATGCCCTAACGGACATGTCAAGTTTTAAATTGTGCAGCTTTCACAAGCTTCGTCGTCTTCTATATGATAACCGTTTGTTTCATTTCCGTTAACTTCGTGTCCGTTGGTTTCTTCTTTATCAGCAGTCATTTTATCAACGTCAATTTCACCTTGTCCGTCATATGTATTAAAGTAATAAAGTTGCTTGCCACCTAGTTTGTAGAACATCAATAGATGCTGTAACATAACACTCATAGGAATCTTTTCATCTTCATAGTATGTTGGGTTGTATGAAGTATTAACTGAAATGCCTTGGTCAATATATTTTTGTAGCACCGCCATAATTTTAATATAGCCTTCTGGGCTACGCTGGTCCCATAGTAAATCATACATGTTCTTTAGACGCTTGTACTCTGGTACAACTTGTTTTAGAACACCATGCTTTGATTGCTTAACTGAAATAAGCGAACGTGGCGGCTCAATACCGTTTGTTGCGTTTGCAATCTGCGCACTTGTTTCACTTGGCATTAGAGCCATTAGTGTTGAGTTACGAATACCTGTTGCTTTTAATTGCTCACGTAGTCCATCCCAATCCATTCGCTCTTGGTGTGGCAGTATTTCATCTAGTGCTTTTGCATATGTTTGGTTAGGTGTGATACCATGCCCATACTTTGTTTCCATTATACCA